ATACTTATGACGGTGGTGCTACTGTATTTGTGAAGTATTTAGGTCGTTATGCTATTCCGTAATTTATGCATCCACTAATATATAATTTATCAGAGTTAAAAACTGCTGAAATTGAAGCAAAAATAAACGATTTAACTAAAAAATACTTTATGACTTCAAATTTTGAAGTGCAATCTCAAATTACTAACATGTTAGATGCTTACAAAGAAGAATTAAGTAACAGACAACGTGAAGAATGGAATAAAGTTATGGAATCGAGGAATAAAGGACTTGACAAACTAATAAATGTAAGTTAAAATACATGCATGAAATTAGATAAATTTGCAAACCCAATTTTTAACGAAGCTGACATATTTGATGTCTTGTACTCAGGACATCAAACAGCTTTATCAGATATCGTAGTTGAAGATACCTACGAACTTTCACAGCTTGCTAACATTGCAGAATTAAATTTTGCTAAAATTGATCCATCTTTATATGATTTATCAATTGACGAGTTTGATAGCAACGCACAAGATTTATGGTTTATGCCAACGGAATACTATTCCTTTGATGTATACGCTTATTGTATTTCAAAATGTAATTCACCTTTTGAAGAATCTAGAGTAAAAGACGAATTGTTAGAATTTGAAAAAAGAAAAATGATTCGAGTGCTACAATGGCTTAAATTTTTTGTAGATACGTGTTTACAAGAAAATATAATATGGGGTGTAGGTCGAGGATCCAGTGTTTCTAGTTTTGTTTTATATTTGTTAGACGTTCATAAGATTAACAGTATTAAATATAATTTAGATTGGCGTGACTTTTTAAGATAAGTAGAATAAAGGAGAACAACATGGCAATATATAAATCAGCTAAAGGTAAAACAATTGATATGGGCAGACTAGTAAGTCAAAATGAACTTGCAGTCGCAGTTAGTAATGTGCAAATTAATGCACGGGGCGATATATTAGGTCCAGGTGGACAGATTATTCGTAAACAATCAGACATTCCACATGTTCCATCAACTGGAATTCCAGTTGAACGTCATATAGTAACTGAACCAGTTGTTGAACAAAGAGTGCAACCGGCATTAATAAAGCCAGCACCGATAGTCGATACACTAATCGACCCGATTGTAAAAGAATCAGAAAAGCCTAGCAACTATAAAGGTAAACAATGATTATAACAGAACAATTAGAAACTATTCATGATAATGTACTTGTTTCGGATATGAATTTTGAAGAACAAGTAACCGCTAGCGGTATTATTGTTAGTAGCGATAATGGAAAAACTGAAGGAATTAAACCTCGTTGGGGTAAAGTTTATAAAATCGGTCCTGATCAACACGATGTAAAAATTGGTGATTGGATCTTAGTTGAACACGGACGGTGGACACGTGGTGTTCAAGTAGAAGATAATAATACTGTATTCACCGTTAGACGAGTTGAAACTAAGTCAATTTTAGCAGTATCAGATCATCGACCTACAGACATTAATTTAGGCGCATCAAACGCATCAACTGTACAAGAGTTTGACTTTAGTCAACCGATGTACTAATCATTTGAAGACACAGCATTTGACATGTTGTGTCTTTTACTCTATAATACACTTTTAACTTAAACAAAAGGCATTAATATGGCAACAAAATCATTATGGGTCGAATCTTATCGTCCGTCAACTATTGACGGGTATGTTTTTAAAGATGAAAAACAACAACAACAAATACGCAGTTGGCTTGAACAAAAAAGCATTCCTCATTTATTATTCAGTGGCGGCGCAGGTGTAGGTAAAACAACACTTGCAAAAATATTATTTAATGAGTTAGAAATTGACGACTTAGACATTTTAGAAATAAACGCATCGAGAGAACGTGGTATTGACGCAATGCGAGATCGTATTACTAATTTTATTCAAATGATTCCATTTGGTGAATTTAAGGTAGTGTTGCTTGATGAAGCTGATTTCTTAACACCTCCTGCACAAGCTAGCTTACGTGGTATTATGGAAGAATATTCCGATACTTCAAGATTTGTACTAACGTGTAACTACCCAAACAAAATTATCCCTGCTATCCATTCAAGATGTCAAGGATTCCATATTGAAAAAGTTGATATGGTCGAGTTTACAGCAAGAGTTGCTACAATTTTAATGGATGAAAATATTGAATTTGATTTAGATACACTTGACACTTACGTTAAAGCAACATATCCAGACTTAAGAAAATGTATTAATACTGTACAAATGAATAGTATTTCAGGTGTTTTAAAATCAGCGAATGCAAGTGATTCAGGTTTAGCCGATTATAAAATTGAAATGGTTGAATTGTTTAAAGCAGGTAAAATTGAAGCTGCTCGTAAATTACTATGCTCGCAAGCACGTCCGGAAGAGATGGAAGAAATTTACAGATGGTTGTATGATAATATCGAACTGTTTGGAGATGATGATACACAAAGAAAAGCTATTCTTATTATTAAACAAGGTTTAGTTGATCACGCATTGATTTGCGATGCAGAGATCAACTTATCAGCTACGTTAATACGATTAGGTAACTTGTAATGAAGTTTCTTGTGAAATGTGCAATTAAGGTAAATGCACAACACAATATGTCGGATGTGATAGAGTGGTGTATAGATGAATTCGGTTCGGATTACGATCGATGGGATCAGATCGATGACACCACTGTAGAATTTTATCACAGTATAAACGATGCAAACTTATTTTTAATTTATTGGGATAGCACTGTAATTGATTCAGTAATTGAAGATCGATATACTGCTACTATAATAGCAGATACACTGTTTACCTTTGATTAAATTAGAACTTGCACTTATTATATAATAGTGTATAATATAACTTTATTTAATTACTAAGGAGCAACTATGTTGTTAATTTATTTTAAGGTGTTAGCTGTATTATTATTTTTTCTACTACAGTTTATTTTTGTACTACCATACTATATGTCATCAAACCAATGGTGGGAATTTAGTTTAGGTTGGTTTATTTTACTAATCATCGATCCAGTTGTAATTTACAAATTATGGAAAGATGCAGTTAAACCCGTTGACGAACTTTTTAAGGATGTAAAATAATGAATAAATTACTATTAGTTGCTGCAATGGCTACTGTGCTTTCTGGCTGCTCAAATGTTAACGTAGGTGAAGTTGGTATTAAGGTACACTTACTCGGTGGTGACAAAGGGGTTGATTCAGAAATTTTATCACCAGGACGTTACTGGATCGGTGTTAATGAACGATTATACACGTTTCCGACTTTTATGCAAAACTACACATGGTCTAAATCCCACACTGAAGGTAATGCTGAAGATGAGTCTATTACGTTCCAAACTAAAGAAGGTTTATCTGTAAACGCTGACATTGGTATTACCTATACGTTACAACCAGATAAGATTCCAGTATTGTTCCAAAAGTATCGTAAAGGTATCACCGAAATTACCGATGTGTACTTGCGTAACTTAGTGCGAGATGCGATTAATACAGAATCGTCTACTAAACCAATCGAATCAGTATACGGCGAAGGTAAAGCAGAGTTAATTAAAGCTGCCGAAGTTAGAGTGCGTGCTGAAATTGAACCATACGGCATTCATTTAGATCACTTGTCATGGGTTGGCAATATTAGATTGCCAGAAACTGTAACTAACGCAATCGATGCTAAGATTTCTGCATCACAAATTGCAATCACACGTCAAAATGAAATTGAAACTGCTAAAGCTGAAGCACAGAAAGCTATTGCAGTTGCAGAAGGCGAAGCTAATGCAAGATTGTTAGTAGCAGAAGCCGAAGCTAAAGCAATTCGGTTAAAAGGCGAAGCTGTTCGTAACAATCCAGGTGTAGCAGAACTAAATGCTATTGAAAAATGGAATGGAGTATTACCTGTTACTATGTTACCAAATAGTTCAGTGCCGATGATTGGGATTAAGTAATGAAAATATTTAACGAGGAGAATTACTATGTTTAATTATGTTTGGACAACTATTACTAAAATTTTTAAAAGTGATGACAATTATCATACAGGAGACATTTCAAAATGTCCATTTATGAATTCGCCAGCACCTAAAGAACTAACAGAAAAGCAATCTGTTGATGATCATGAAACAAAAGTTTAAAAATGCTTTTATGAAAACAGCTTATACATTTGCGGAACTTAGTTCCGCAATTAAGCTTAAAGTTGGCGCGGTTGTAGTTAAAGATGATCGTATTATTAGTCTTGGCTACAACGGTACTCCCACCGGATGGGACAACTGTTGTGAGCGTGTCATTTACCCGGATGAAAATCATGGCGATTATGATTGTGACCCAGAAGAGTTCGCAATAAATTTTCCGTATGTTAGAGATGATAACCAGCGATATGCACTAAAAACAAAATCAGAAGTGATACACGCAGAAATGAATGCGCTAATGAAATTAGCAAGTTCATCTGAATCTGGTAAAGGTGCTTTTATGTTTATTACGCATGCTCCATGTATAGAGTGCGCTAAAGGAATATATCAGACCGGAATTACTAAAGTGTTCTACAAAGAAACTTATCGTAGTACTGCCGGACTTGAATTTTTAGAAAAATGTGGTATAACTGTTGAAAAACTATAAAAATAGCAGCTGACTAGTCAGCTGCTAGTTCTATTTTAAAACTTCTAACTTTCCCCGTAGAGTGCTAAAACCTCCTTCACTGCACTATGTCTTTCAATATCTTTATGCGTAAAATACGCAACATCAATATGGCTTAACGCTGTCTTATTTTTATCTAATCTATCAATAAATTCCAATAATCCATTGTCATGCAAGCGATCAGCTTGCGCTAAATCTCCTGTTACAATCATACGTGAATTTTCTCCTAAGCGGGTAAGAGCCATTTTCATTTGATTTGGCGTAGTATTCTGCGCTTCGTCAAAAATGATATAAGCATTCTTAAATGTCCTACCTCTCATATAGCTTAGTGGACTAATTTCAATCTCACCTTCAGCCAAAAATTTTGCAATGTCTGTCTGATGGTAATACTCTCCGAATACGTCAAAAATAGGTCTTGTCCATGGCGCCATTTTTTCATTTAATGTGCCTGGTAAGAAGCCTAATTCCTCATCTACCGATACTGCCGGTCTAGTTACTATAATTTTATCTATAACTCCCTCTTGAAACAACTTAATACCTTGTTGTACAGCTAACATTGTTTTACCAGTACCTGCTGGTCCTATTGCAAATACAATACTATTAGTCTCGTCTTGCAACATTGCAACGTATTCTTTTTGACTTTGATTACGTGGATTTAATGATACACTGTAGCGTTTAGGTTTAATAAGTTTTAGTTGTTGAAATTCTACTATATTAACATGTGATGTAAAACGTTTTTGTACTCGTTTGTGGCCCATATAGGTAACTCCTAGTTTTTGTTAGAATGGTAGTAACCACAGCGACATGGATACTACACATTTATTTAACGAAAGATAATCAAATACAAAGAAATACAGGTTGATTTTAAACCAGGATAAATAAGTGTAAAAGTTTTAGGATATTATTATGGCTACAGATGTATTAGATATTATTAAAAACATACAAACTTTATACGAAAACAATTCAAGTCTAGCAGTACTAAAAGATTTTGAAAGAGTTCTTGATGAATTAGATTTGTATGTTTATAAAAATTGGGAAGATGGCGAATTAGCCTATGGACCAAAAGTTGATCGTCATTGGATCACTGTTGGGTTTATGTGGCCTCAAGATAAAATGCCAGATCCGAACGGCGGTAAACGATTAATTGATTTAGGATGCAAAGTTAAATATCAAAAATCTCATCTTGTTGAGCCGCGTCAAATTAAAACACCAGAAGACATCCGTCCAGGTACTAAGAAAGGTAAACTAGATCGCCATCCTATTTGGATTGTAGAAATCCAAATGCCAAAAAAGACAGCCTTTGATATGTATAAAGGTTATATGGATAAATTAAAAAATGAAAACATTACACCGGATAAAGCTCCACAACAAGGAACTCCAACTCCGGCAGCACCTGGCGCATCACCTGGAATGGCTCCAGCAGCTCCTGCTCCGGCAGGCGGAATGGCTCCACCGATGGGCGGCGGAATGCCAGCAGGTGCACCTGCTGCAGCACCAATGTAAGGATGAATATGATTAACGAAAGTTTACACGCAACCGATCTTAAACATTTAGTGAATCGTATATTTGAAATCGATGCATATAAAAGTAAAATTGGTGATGACGAAGATGTTATCGTATTGTCATTTACTGTTGATCACGAAGATCCTGCAAAAGATTTAGAAAACTTTGTTGAAATGGGGTATGACTCTGTACTAGATGCAGACGTTAGTCCGGGAGAAACAGACGATGGCAATTACAAAGTATTCATCGAAATTGAACGTACACGACACGCACCTGAGACTATTTTAGAATTACTAAACGGAATTGAAAAACTTACAGGAATTCCTGATATGAAATTCCGTTATTTTAAAAATTTTAAAAGTTACGATGCAAATTTAAAAAATTTAACTAAACATATTCCTTGCAATCAAGAAGATTATGAGGAAGCAACTAAAAAACAAGGTCTAGATAATTTCAGTAACTTTTTTAAAGAAAGTTTTTCAGAAGTTAGTGTACTTGATGAATCGATTACATTTAAAAATCAGTGGAGTGATTCGTTAAAATTTGATATTATCACTAGCGGACCTAAGCCAGAGGTATATAGTTATATACAAGGTCCAATCATGTTAGAAGGAAGTGCAATTGCAGAAGTAATGTACTTTACAAAACGCATTGGCAATTACAATATTACCAAAGTTGGTAATACATTTATATTTGAAAACAGCGGATGGGCTGTAGCATTGGAGAAAAAATAATGGCATTTACATTTACAGAAGCACACTTAGCAAAAATTATTCCAGGTAACTCATATATTTCAGAATGGTATGATGCACTATCGTCTATTTTACCAGAATACGATATTAACACACCAGAACGTGTTGCAGCATTCCTTGCTCAAACTGCACACGAAAGCGGTAACTACACTGCATTGAAAGAAAACTTAAACTACAAAGCAGCTACTTTGCAAAAAGTGTTTCCTAAATACTTTCCAACTGCAGCATTAGCAGAATCATATGCAGGTAAACCGGAAAAAATTGCAAGTAAAGTGTATGGCGGACGTATGGGCAATGGAGACGAATCTACAGGCGAAGGTTATAAATTCTGCGGACGTGGTCTTATCCAATTAACAGGTAAAGACAACTACACACGCTTTGCTGAAAGTTTAGAAATGGAAATTGACGAAGCTATTGAATACTTAGAAACATTTGAAGGTGCTGTACAAAGTGCTTGCTGGTTTTGGGAAACTAATAACTTAAACCAATGGGCAGATAAAGGTGACATCATTACACTTACAAAAAGAATTAATGGCGGAACTATTGGAATTGAAGACCGTAAACATCACTATGCTAATGCAATCAAAGTATTGAGTGCATAATGTTTATCTTACATTTCCTCCCTGATTCATATTTACTTTGGGCGGTTAATACAATCCTGCTACTCGGTGCTATCGGTACCGTAGCAGGATTTTTTATTAAGTTTATTCCATTCTTAGATCATTACAAATTATTGTTAAATATAATATCAACAATTTTGTTAGTTGCTGGTGTATATTTTAAAGGCGGATATGGTGTTGAAATGGAATGGCGTAACCGTGTAGCAGAACTTGAACAAAAAATAGCAGAAGCAGAAGCTCAGTCACACGAAGTTAATGTTCAAATAGAAACTCGTGTAGTAGAAAAAGTAAAAGTTATCAAGGAAAAAGTATATGCGACTAAAAAGATTATCCAAGAACACAAAGAGATTATTAACGCCGAGTGTACTGTTCCTGATGTTGCAAGGGTGCTCTACAACAGTGCCGTTAACAATGAGCTTCCCGCAGGTACCTCCATCCTTGATGGAGCCGGCGCCAACGTTAAAGACATTATCTCAAACTAAACCAGAACTAAGCGATATATTAGAAAATGCTAGTGAGAATTACGGTTCTTACTATGAACTACGAGAACGATATCTTGCATGGCAAGATTGGTACAAGCAACAAAAGAAAATATATGAGGACGTAAAATGAAAAAAGTATTAGCAATTATTATACTTAGTATGCTATCTGGTTGTGCAGCAATGGATGCGTATTTTATGGCAAAATTTGATCAAAACGAATATCAATTGATTAATGACGTTCGTAGCCTTTCTCAAATAGGCTCGGAGTTTTGTAGCAACCAACAACAGATGGTTCCTATTGTAGATCGTATATATTTAAAAAGTATTGAATTTAAAAACTATGCTGAATTTATACCAGAAAACAAAGCTACTATAAAATTATCAGAATCATTAATGGATTTAACTGAACCATTACATGTACGATATCATAAAACAGAAAAAATAAGTGAAGCTTATTGTAAACAAAAAATGGATATTTTAACAAAAGCGGCAACTACAATTGCCCAAACAATAGGAGGTAAACCACGATGAGTAGTACACAAGATATTTTAAATAGTTTAAGTGGATATGATACTGTTAAAAGTCACGCTCTTGCAGATGCAGCAGCAGAACTTAAATCATTGACAGAAGATTACCAAAATGGAACAATTAGTGCTTCAGAATATGAAGAATTGTTATCAGACATTTCTACGACAGGGATTATTGTAGAAGATGCAGCCGCACTTAACGCACAAACAGAATTAAACAAAATTATAAACACTGCAATCACAATTGCATCAACAGCAGCAAAAGCAATTTAAATACAAGGAACGTAAATGGAAGAAAACAAAGAGGATTTTATGACAAAATACTGGCGCCCAATGATGGCAATGACTTACATGGCAACATGTTTGTTTGACTTTATTGTAGGACCGATTTTATACAACATGTTGCAATATTATAACCCTGGACAAAACTTAGACATGTGGCAACCATTAACATTACAAGGTGGTGGTCTTTATCACATTGCAATGGGTGTTGTATTAGGTATCTCAGCACACGGTCGTACACAAGAAAAAATTGCTGGTCCGAGTTTACCTGATTTTAGCAGCTTTACACCACCGCCTGCAGCACCTGCTCCTGCGTATGCGCCTGCACCTGCACCGGTTTATACACCGCCTGCTCCTGCACCGGTTGTTATTCCAGAACCTGTAGTCGAAACAGCTCCAGAACCTGTTGTACAAGAAGCTCCTAAAGTGGCAAGAAAACGCCCTGCAGGCAAACCAATTCCAAAATCATAAAAGGAAACAATATGAAAAAACTATTATCATTAATTATTATTAGCATGTTAGCAGCTCCAGTTGCTTATGCTAATCATGAAGAAGGACACGTTGGTCCAACTACTAAAGAAGTTTGCAAAACTGTAAAAGGTAAGAAACAATGTAAAACTATCAAAGTTCATAAGAAGTTTGAAGGTAAAAAAGTTCCACCTAAAAAACCAGTTGTAAAACCAGCTCCAAAAAAAGTAGTTAAAAAACGTAAATAATCAAAATATTGACAGGTCAGTCTTAGTATAGTATAATTACTATACTAACTGACCTTTTATTATGAGAGATTAATCATGACAGACTTTTATTCAAAATTAGGTGTGTCGCAAGACGCATCACAGGACGATATTAAAAAAGCATATCGTTCATTAGCAAACAAACATCACCCAGACAAAGGCGGTTCTCCCGAAACCTTTAAAGATATCTCCGTAGCATATGACACACTAAGTGATCCACAAAAACGTCAAGAATACGATATGCAACAAAGCGGTCATCACTTTGGTGGCTTTGGCGGTGGACAACATTTCCATTTTGACATGAACGATATGTTTGGTCAACATGCACATTTTACAAATATGTTTGGCAATGGATTTAGACAACAACGTAACAGAGACTTAAATCTACAAGTTCAAGTAACATTAGTCGAATCGTTTAATGGAAAACAAGTAGATGCTACGTTTACGTTACCGAGTGGTCGACCGCAGACTGTAAACATTAATGTTCCTGCAGGTATTGACCACGGTGATACTATTAGATATAATGGATTAGGTGACGATTCGATACCTAATGTTCCACGCGGGAATCTTAATGTAACTGTACATATACTACCTGACCGTAATTTTAGACGAGAAGGAAATGATTTATATACAACATTAGACATTTCCCCAATCGAAGCAATGATTGGATGTACTAAAACTGTTAAAACAATAACAGGCGATACTGTTCAAATGCCAATTAGGCCAGGTGTTGAATCAGGAACAGAATTTGCAAAGGCAGGCGCAGGGTTTACTAATTTACACAGTAAACAAACTGGAAGATTTGTTACTGTTATTAAAATTGCTCCAGTATCAGTTACAGATCCTGTATTAGTAGCACAGTTACAGCAAATACAAAGCCAATTAAGTTGACATTATTATAAAATAGTGTATAATATAACTTTATTTAATACTACAAGGAGCTACTAATATGGTTGAACCAAGCGAAAAACTACAAACTATTTTTGACAAAGCTATTACTGCTGCAAAAAACATGCATCACGAATATGTTACTCTTGAGCATGTGTTGTTTTCGATGCTCATGGAAGATGAACAATTTGCTAATACTATTCAAGGGTATGGCGCAGACACTGTGTATCTTAAAAATTTAGTTTTAGATCATCTGCAAACTAAATGTCATGAGATTACTACACCCGAAGTAGTAGTTAAACCTAAAAAAACACAAGCAGTTGAACGATCATTAAATCGTGCATTTACCCAAGTGTTGTTTAACGGCGGACAAAAGATTCAGCCTGTTGATTTTTTCCTAGCAATGTTAGGTGAAAAAAGATCATGGGCGTTTTATTACGTATCGCAAGTAAATATTTCTAAGGAAAAATTTAACGAATACTTAGTTAACGTAGCCGACGATGACGATATTACTACCGAATCAGTTAAATCGTCGCCTGTTAACAATAAAGCACTTCAAGCTTACACTACTAACTTAAACGAAGAAGTTAAGCAGAACAAAATTGACCCAGTTATCGGTCGTGTTGATGAACTTGAGCATATTTCATTAGCACTAGGTCGTCGTAACAAAAATAATGTTATTTTAGTAGGCGATCCAGGCGTAGGTAAAACTGCAATTGCAGAAGGCCTTGCATATAACATCGTACAAGGCGCAGTTCCTGAATTTTTAACAGATTATACTGTTTATAATTTAGATATTGCTGCTATGTTAGCTGGTTCTAAATACCGTGGCGACTTTGAAGAACGCTTCAAATCAGTTATTAAATCTCTACAAAAGTTAGGCAAGTGTGTATTGTTTATCGACGAAGCACATATGATTAGTGGTGCAGGTGCATCTGGTAATTCTTCTAATGATTTAGCTAACATGATGAAACCTGCTCTTAGTAAAGGTAATATTAAAGTTATTGCATCTACTACATGGGATGAATATCGCAAACACTTTGAAAAAGATCGTGCATTGATGCGTAGATTCCAACGTATTACAGTTGACGAGCCTACACAGGAAATGACTTTGCAGATTCTTAAAGGTATTAAGAAGTATTACGAAGGGCATCATAAACTTAAAATCAAAGATGATGCATTGCAAGCGTCGATTAAACTTTCAGTAAAATATCAAGCTGATAAAAAGCTACCGGACAAAGCTATTGACCTAATCGATTGTGCATGTTCACGCTTTAATTTAAAACTTGCTGACGAACGAGTAGTTACTGAAGCTGAAATTCAATTTGAATTAGCTAAAATGATTAATATGCCAGTTGAGCAAATTATGCAAACTGAAACTACTGCACTAGTTACTCTACAAGAAAAACTTGAAGCTGAAGTGTATGGTCAGGATACTGCATTAACCGAAATTGTTGACAAAATTATGGTTGCACAAGCAGGCTTAAAACCAGAAAACAAACCAATCGGTAGCTTTGTGTTTATGGGTCCTACAGGTTGTGGTAAAACCGAAACTGCTAAAGCACTTGCTAAACATTTGAATACTAAATTATTGCGTTTTGATATGTCAGAGTATCAAGAGAAACACAGTATTAGTAAACTGATCGGTAGTCCTCCAGGTTATGTAGGTTTTGAAGACAATGCAGGGTTGTTAATTACACAAATTCAAGAGAATCCTAACGCTGTATTATTATTTGATGAGATCGAAAAATCACATCCCGATGTATCTACTGTATTACTACAGATGATGGATAACGGGTTTGTTACTGGATCAAATGGTAAACAAGCTGATTGTCGTCACATTGTGTTAATTTTAACTACTAATGCAGGTGCGCAATCTGCAGAAAAGAATCAGATTGGCTTTGGTACTCAAGAAAAAGACTACTCGGATGCAGATCTTAAGAAGTTTTTATCGCCTGAGTTCCGTAACAGGTTAGACGGTGTTATTACGTTTAATAAGTTAAGTAAAGACTCTATGGTTAAAGTTATTAACAAGTTTATCGATGAAGTACGTGAACAAGTTAAAGATAAAGGTATTCGTATTAAGATTGACAAAACTGCAACTAACTGGTTGTTAGAAAAAGGATTTGATCCTAAGATGGGTGCTAGACCATTACATCGTGTAATTGATAAAGAGATCAAACGTGATCTTGCTAAAATGATGTTGTTCGGTGATCTTAAAAATGGTGGCTGGTTAACAATTAGTGTCACTGATGATAAAATTGCACTTATTGCTAAACCGAAAACCCCTAAAGTACCTGCAATTACACTTAACAAATTAGAGATTGACCATGTCAGTGTATAACACTGTTAAGAAACTGTACAAAGGCGAGTACAAGTACAACATTGTACTCCGTCTTTGGAACGGGGATATATTTCGAGGTAAAGACAAACGCAAGTACACTCAAGAGTTTAACTATACTATGAATCAAGGTATAAAACCGAGATGGACGCATATAAAAGATGAATTTAGTTTGTTACCTCAAATATACGAATATATAATGGATATGGAAAATTTTGCAACTAGGTTTGAACAACCAAGATTGCATGTTTATACTAATAACTATGATGATATTTTAGGTTTAATGAACGCCGTTCCTGAAAACATAATCGTATCAATCGGTTTGCCGGCAGAAGGTTTAGAAAAAGGTATGGTTTACATGCCTGATACTCCATATGAATTTCGTGTTACATTAGGTTCTATTACTAATATTAATACAGAATTTGTTGAATGGGCAGAAGGTAATAAAAATATAAAGTTACAACCTCGTACTAAATCTAATTTAGTATCACCTGGCATTTATAATTCAGGTACTCAACTTTACGTTACTGGTGAACGCAATTTGTTGTTTGTACGATTGCATCTAGGCAACGTTAATTTAACTGTTGAGCGGATCCTTAATTAGTATAAATATACTAATAACCTGGAACATAACATGCGTATTACAGACTTACTTGAAAACGCTCACTTTAAAAGTGAGGAATTTATTAAAAAAACTAACGATGGTAACGAAATTGATTACGATTTAATTGACGATTTAGTGTTTTATCTAAACAATGACGACAATGTATATCGTCATCATTTACTTCCTACTATTCACAAATTTATCGATTTGCAAAAAGCAGATAAAGAAATTAAGTACACTATCTTTAAATCTGCAGTAGCAAAAGGATATAAAGAGTATATTAAACAATATCCAATCCGTGAATTGCCAAACACCATTGATTCTAAATCATGGAGAGCAGTTTGTAAAAAACTGTTCAACGACATTTCTAAAGATATGGAAGATGGCCATTACGATCACAACTAACATTTTTACTATATAGGTAACAATATGGCAGGAATTGCACACCCTGAAGATCTTATTATTAACGAAGGATCTGCAGGAGCTCACCGAGCAGTTAATGAATTAATTAATCTTTCAACATTAACTATTAAGTGGGACGGCTTTCCTGCAATAGTTTTTGGTAGAGATAAAAATGGAACTTTAGTGCTTGTTGATAAGCACATGTTCAAACAAGTTGCTAAAGGCAACCTCGAATTTACTTCAATTAGAGAATATGACTTAACCCGCAATATAGATCGCAATGATTTATGGGATAAGGAAGACATTCTCCGTCCTGCATTAGACAAGATAATTCCAAACATAACTGACACTTATTACATGGGAGATTTGCTATGGGTTAACACTCCTGCAAGTATCGGTGATTCGTTCGTCTTTAAACCTAACACAGTTGAATATAGAGTTAAACATACTAGTGATTTAGGGCAGTCGATTGCTAGCAGTATTGG